GGTCAGAGCGTCCACGGCCTGCTCAAAGGTGGTCTTATCGTCCACCATCTTCCCGGCCTTGAAGGCGATGAACTCCGCCTCTTCACCGGCCAGTCCCTTTTTCAGGACATACAAGTCTCGCTTCAGCTGGTCTCGCTCCGCTTCTGCGGCGGTCAGTTTGCCGGAGAGGGTGTCCCGCTCGCCGGTCAGCTTATCCCAGCGTTCTTTCTCACCAGCTTGTCCAGTTTGCCAAGTACGGTAGGCAGTCAGTTCTTCCTCGCTGGGCATCCCCTTCATGGCTTTTGCAAGCCGCTTGCCAATCATGGCGTCTACTTCCGCCTGAGTGAAGGTTTTCTCAGGGGCGGGCTCCGGCGCAGGGGCCGGGACAGTGTTATTGATAGGTTCGCTCATAAATACCTCCGTTTATTGTCAGGGCCGTCGCCCTGCGGTTTTACGCCTCTCGGCAAAATAGAAAGAGCCATCAAACCGTTACAGTTCGTAACCGGTTCAATGGCTCTTGGCTCACAGGCTCTTGGCTCTATGCAATATTCACTTCGATATCGTGCTTACATGCTTTGCATCGGAATGGCATGTTTTGTACCTTCGTATCTGCCCGGATTGGGAAAAGTGCTTTCCCGCAGTGCGGGCAGCAGTACCACATTCTTCCGTTGATCTTTTTTGTCATTCGCTTCCCCCGACAATTTCGATGCGTTTAATCTCATCTTCCGTAAATCCGATCAGCAAACCGTTTTCATTCTCCACATCGAACTCCAGAAACTCATTTCCATCATCGTCAAAGTCGTAATCATACCCATAGAGCTCCCCAATCGTCATGCGCCCGCTTATGGAAAAAACTTTAATTTTCTTTCCGAAGTAAATCTCAGGATTTTCAATTATCATTTTTTCCACCTCCCCGAAAATGGGACACCATGAGTGCCGCTTTTACTGTAGTGGATTTTGATGCTTCTTGCAATCATTATATCACCATTTCTGTTGATCGTATAGCCAATTTCTTTTCCAGCATCAATAATTTCTGTGTTTTTCCACTTTGTAAAATCATCTGTAAGATTGATTTTTCCGCTGCCCGCCTTCGCGTTTATGATCGCTTGCAACTCCTCCATAGAAACCGTTATTACACTTCTACCCGGTATAGCCATACCAGCCATATGCCGCGCTTGTTTCTCTGGATTGATTTCCAACGGATACCCACCGCTTTGGATTGCCTGCCTGATCGGTGCTTCCGCATCGCGCTGTATTTTGAGGGCTGAAGCCATTTGCTCAGATGCCACATCGGTATAGGTAACCTTCATCCGCTCCCGCTGCAACGGCAGCCCCGCGGCCTCGCTGAACGACTTGTATTCTGCGTTTAGCCGCCGAATGCGGGCTGTCACCGCTTGGGCGTCCTCTTTCAACCCTGCGGCCTTGTATGCCGCCTGTTCCCGCTTCAGCCTGCGGACGGTCCGCTCAATTTGCCTCTGCTTCTGGGTAGCCTCATAGGCTGTATAGTGCTTACCCTCAAAGTCCACGTCGTGGCCGTCGTCAATGTGGACCAGCTGTTCGTCTGTGTATGTGCGCTCCATCACACCATCCACAAAGGCCGTCCTAATATGGCGGCAGTTTGCTCCTTCCAAGCCGTCCACATAGCCCAGGCCACACACCTCGTAGATGTTCGGATACTTGTCACCGGCTCTGACAGAGTACACACGGCCTTGCCATGCCTTGTGATTCTGCCATCCAACGCCCTTGTCCCGGGCTCCGATGTGAGCTGATATCTCAAAGTATGGTGTCTCCAGATATTCCGCGCTCTGCTCCGTGTACTTGGCACAGATCTGGGATACGCCTGTCATCACTGCACGGCGGGCAGCCACGTCGATATGGTCACGGTGGCCGCTCTCATAGTCCACCATGCGGAGTCCGCTGTCTGCAAGCTGCTTGACGGCGCTCTTGATAGCCTGATTATAGGATATAGCCCCGCTCATGATCTGCATCTCCGCGCTGTCCAGCGCCCACTGGTAAGCCCTTGCATAGGGCAGCATGGTTCGCCCGTTGTCCAACAGAAAGCCCATGGAGCGGGTCAGGTTGCCGACCTCTCTCTGCGCCTGCGCCATGATAGTGGCAATATCTACGGCGCTCACCAGCGTCTCAGGGGCTGTTACGCCCGCAAGGTCTATGACCTCCCGGTAATACCTCTGGTTCCGCTCCACCACCTCGTCCAGCAACTTGTCCAGCTCCCGACGGGAGATGTTGGCGGTGCGCTGGATGGCTTTCTCAATATCGCCCAGGTCGATACCGTGGGAGCGTAGCGCTCGGATATCCTGTACCGCCACTTCGTTCAGCTCACCGGCGATTTTCAGGCGGGAACAAATTTCATCCAGAAGTTTCAGTTCAAGGGAGCGGTACAGCTCCGCCAGCTCTTCCGGGAGGGAGTCTAATAGTTCTGGAGTGAAGGGATATTTCATTCAATCTCCTCTTCCTCCTCGTCTGTCATATCCTCCATCTTTGGAAGCATCTTCTTGGCCGTGGACTCGTCCTCGTTCATCCACTTAGACCGGAACTCCCAGTCATTCATGATACCAGCGTTCAGAAGCTGCATATCCCTGGCAAAATCAGACTGCTTGTCCTCGATGATGGAGTCATCAAAGTCAATGGAAATCTCCACGTCCTCATTCAGTCCGGCATTCATGGCCGTGTTTGCCAGGCGGAGAATGATCCGGCACAGCTCAGTCAATACCTGCTCCAGAATGATTTCATGTTTCTTGATCGTACGGAACATGGTGCTGTTCTCGCTGATGACCTGCGTCGCTGTGGCCACGCTGCCCTGGTCAAATCTGTAATGGTTCTCCCCGAAGCCGCACTTGCTGGACAGCAAATTGAGCTGGTCCTGGATTCCTGTATTGTGCTCCTGCGTCCGAAGGGTCATATCAATGGGGGTGATGATCCCGTTATTGTCCGTATCCTCCGGGAGCACATAATACGTCAGGTCGTCTGGGTCGAAAAACGGCTCTCCATCAAAGTCCTTTGTAGCTGAAGGTTTGACCATAATACGCTTTTTCCCCAGTATGAACTCGTTTACATAGCTGTCATAAGCCACGTCCACGCCCTTGAGCACGTCGATGGCGTTGGAAAACACGGAGATGCCAAGAGGAATATTATCGTCGTAGTTGTTGGCGATGTTGGGACGGTCAATGACAAACTGCCGCCGGTCCGACCCAGTATGTACCACCTGTGGAACCCGCTCAAAGCCCGGCACATCAGCCAGTACAACTTCCGCATCCACATTGTTGTTCCGGTATCGGTAGAGCCGGTTCTCAATGTCGTACAGGCCGTCGGTCTTGTGGTGGATCTGGAGGTAGCAGTAATCCTCTCCATTGATGGTAACGATGCTGTCAAAAGCGCACTCCGTAATGATTCCGTTCTGCCATGCCAGCGGCCAAATGTGCTCTACGGTCACATAGTCCATCACAATTCCGTCAGCGCTTCCGGGGACAGGCCCTTCTTCCGTGGCCTCCATGCCTACCACCCTGGGGATAAAGGCTACTGTTCCAAGGGCAAACGCCTTTTCCTGCATCTCATTGGACTTGACTAGGAAATTGTTTTCCTCGAATACTCGGTCAACAAATTCCTGCTCTTTACTACCCTCTAGGGTGATTACTACCTTCTCATTCATCAGAAGGTTCGCCCAATCCTCTGGGATTTTCTTGCCCATATTGAGAGTGTACCGCTTGCACCGAACCACACTAGTCCCGTTGTGGACCTTGTACCTGTGGAATCCCTTCACGTCGCCCACATACCAGGACTTCCACTCCTGCACTTTTGTGTAAAACTCCCCCGGCACTGTGGAGTAACCAAGCTCTTTCAGTTTTTCTGTAATATTCATGCCGTTACTCCCATCCTTCGGAATACTCTCTCCAGGGCATATCTAGTAGCGTCAATCAGGTGGTTGTTCTCATCAGGATAACCGCTGATAATTTCTCCGTCCTTATTTCTCTCATACTCATAATTCACAAACTCGTTGTATGCATTTGGCGTTCTTCTGCGGTCAATGACGATTTTCCGCCGTTGCAGCCACTTCATACCATACTCCACACTTCCTGGTCCCTTGATGGCCTCCTTTGCTGGGAGCCCCATCGCCCGGTAGTCTGCTGATGATTTAGGCTCTGCGCTGTCGCAGGTAATGTAAGCGTCCTTGTACCCTTTGGAAAGAATCAACTTCCCGCTCGCCTCGTTGGTCAGCTTATTTTGGTATATCTCGTCCATCAGATAAATCGTCTCTCTGGCCCGATCATAGTGGAGGCGGATAAAGGCAAAGGGGTCAGGAAACCAGCCCCAGTCCACGCCTTGATAAATCTTGTCAAAAGACGCAATCTCTTTGTCTGTGATCTCCCGCAGCTCAAGGTTTTCGAATACGTTCCCTCCAGTTCCAACAGCTTCACCTAGATATTCATGACGGTACGCCCGCTCATCTGTTGCTTTCAGGTGCTCGGCTTCCGCCAGGAACTGCGCTCCCAGCCACTCTGGCGGAGCCTCAAGGTATGTACTCTTGTGGCACAGCCTGTCCACCCGCTCCTCCAAACTGTCCTTGTTGGCCCAGTTATCCCGGCTGATTGGTGGATTGTAGCTCTCAAAATTCCAGAACTTCGACCCACCTCTCATGGTAGATTGCAGTATAGTTCGGATCTCAGCCCGACCAGCGAACTGATCTTTCTCCTCAAAATGGGTAACGGCGATATAGCCAAAGGGAACCTTGATAGACTTGATTTTCATGGGATCATCCGCACCCCGGAACATAATTTTCTGGCCGGTTGGCCTATAAATCAGTTCCATAGGCTGCACCTTTGCATCCCAGTATGCTGCCATTCCAAGCTCTCCAATGCCCCAGAGATATTGTGCGTATACACTGTCTCGAATCGTATTAGCTACCTTTCGGAGCACAAGGGCGTGAGTCCCTGGGTTGTTTATCAGCAGCAACGGAACTAGTAAGGACACACAGGAGGATTTCAGTGAGCCTCGGCCACCGGACAGGTCGTAGTGTGTATGTCCGTGCTGAAATACATCACGGGCCAGCAAATGAAATGCGGGGCCAAGTACAGTAGATAAGCGCACCTCAGACATCTATGACCACCTTGACTTCCATATCCTCACTTGTTTTTTCGATGGGCTTGTCCCTCCACCTGTCCGGTCTTCGGTTCTTCAGCCAAAAAATCTGTGCTGTGGTGTTACCATCCAATGCAGATGCCAACAAAGCGTTTTCAACCTGGTAGTCAACGACTTCTTTTCCTTTTTTTAGGGCCTCACAAATCTCACTATGAGCATTTTTCCACTCATATAATGTTTTTGCAGTAATCCCCATATTGTGGGCGATCTGTTCAACTGTCAGCCCGTCTCGTGCCCATCCTTCAAGCAGCAGAAGCCCATCCGGCTCCAGCCACCGTTGATATTTGCCTTTCGCCACAATGGGCTCACCACCTTTCGGTCCCGTCCCCGTCTCGTGCAACAGGGCGCGGTATATATACCCCTTTTGGGGTATGCTGCGGGTTTGGTCAGGCTTTCCGCGGGCCTCAGGCCCAGTTCAAGAGTGATGGGCCCAATCTCTGGCGCTTTATTCTGGTGCAGACGTAAGCGTTCCCAAGCCCTGCACCGCCACAGCACTAAAGCGGCTGTGTCGCCTGTTTGAGCGGGTGAGGATCTGCACCTCACATGACCTAATCAGTCGAGACGAGCGCAAGCGCCCGTATGGTCTTACTCGGTAAGCGTCTACTCTTGCCCGCCCCGCGCAGGGGGCATTTATGGGATTTACCACCCGCTGTAGGGTGTCTATTCCGCCACCGCTCAATGGTACAGCGTCCGGTGCCACTGCCGAGTATCTAAATCGTTTCTCTGGGCAATCACTTACCCCTGGCATACTCCGGCACGCTGTTGGTGCCACCGCCCGCCTCATGCGGCGAGGAGAGGCATATTGTGCAAATGTGA